TGTTGTCAGGCGCCAGCGTAATCAGGGGGATAAAGCCTGGCGCGGGGAGGTCCGCCTCAAGCGTGACGGACACGGCGCGGGTTTCGTTGATCATCGGTGACTCCTTCGTGCAGGGGCTTCTTCGTCGTCATCTGGCACGGGCACTCTGGGCGCTGGCGTCTGAGGTTTAGCCGCCTCGACTGGCGTAAGCGACCACACGGCCGGGCCGCCCGCGGCGTCCAGTTCCGCCTTGTTTTCGAACAGTCTGCTATTGCACGTCACGACGCCCGTAGCGCTATCGACCACGGGCGTGCCGGGTTCGGTGGCACTGAAGCCGTAACGCGGGAACACATCAGCGGGATTCAGTGCGGAAACATCTGCCATAGTGGTCTCCAGAACGCCCGCCATCGCGGGCGTAAGAATAATGTTATTGGGCACTGTCGTCTCCGTCTAGGTTACTCCTGGTACACTCCATACTCGTACACAAAGCTCCGGCATCTGGCAGAGCCAGCCGTAGAGCGCGTCCAAACGGGAAGGATGGGTATCCGTATCGATCACGCTATCTTTCCACAGCCTGAGCGAGGCCCGAAAGTCATCGTCGCTGGCTCTAGAAGCGCTCCCACTTTCCGGCATCACCATCGGCACAATCGCTACGGTAAAGGCGTTCTTGTGATAATAAAGATTCTGGGCGTAGGTCGTATTCGCCGTGCCCGTAAACAGGATCGGCGCACTCGCTGCTGCCGCGTTACTCACGGTAGCCCGTGGGTCAGGCGCCAGGATAATCGCCGGCGAGATGTTCACGGTGGCCAGGCCGCCGGCATCGGCCGTGACGTTACTGGTCACGGTAAAGTCCCGCAAGCGCCCCGTGCTCTGCAGCGTCTGCGGATTCACGGCATAGACGCCCGTGAACTGGATCACATCACCGGCTTTCAGGCGCAAGCCACTCGCCGTCCAGGTACTCGTGAGGATGGCTGAGCCGGTCTGGCCTGCTGTGGTGACAATGGCCGCGCCACCCCTGGCACCTGTGGTATGGCTCGCGACGTTCTGATCAATGCGCCAGTCCGCGCCAGCCATCCGGCCCATCAGGCCCTCTTCGTACTGCTCTTTAATCTGCGTCGAGGACTGGAACAGGCCCCGATTGGCGTTCACCACGGCGGCCTGCTCCATGGGCTCCAGGCACACGCTGTAGTCGCCGTCTGCGGGGCCGCCTTCCTGCGAGATGATCGCCCGCGCCACGTTGTACCAGTAAAACTTCTCGGCGGCTGCGGTCGGACTGACAACGCTATTGGCCACCTGGCTATAGCAGAGCAGGCCGTCCTTGTCGATCTCCGCGGCGAGGCGGGAGGCGGCTGGTCGGCCAATACGCCTGGACCAGTCATCGAGGGACAGGGTCATCTCTACCGAGGTAAACTCGACGTCGACATGCTTCTGCTGGTTCACAATCAGCGTGACGTACTCTTCGATGTAGTTCTGGGCCGTGAACGGGGCGCCAGACTGTACGGCGTATTTCGGCGTCTTGCGGATCTGGAGGGGTGCGCCAATCTTGGCACCAGTAACGGCAAACTGGCTCTCCCACTGGCGCGAGACGCCACGGGTAAAGGCCAGCGTTCCCTTCAGGTGCATAAGCAATTCGCGGGTCACAGCCCCGATTGTCAAGAGCGTATTACTTGCCATAATTTAACAAGTCCTATGATAGGCGTTATAGAACACATGGCAGCTATCAAAGGCAGCAATTTGTGGCAGCAATACTCGCTATGGTAGCGGGGCTAACTTCTCCTTATGTACGGCAAATTCGATGTTTTAGCACGATACCTCTCAAACTCAGCCTGGTTCATCGCGTCACTATACACGGGCTGCACCATGCTCCCGCCTCCACCCACGGGCGCCATGGGCTCGGGCAGCGGCGTCGCTGGCGTGGGCACGGCTGGCACCGTCCCGTTGCCATTCGTGGGTCCCACCGCTGGTGTCTCACGCTGGCCTCCAGGCGGTGGAGACAATCGCCCCAGCTCGACCAGCACCAGCGGTGGGGGTAACTGATTGAGGCGCTGCACCAACGCGGGCTGCGTCGCCAACGTATAAGCCACGGATGGCCCATCGGGCAGCAGCATGAGCGCCTGTTGCAGGATGGGCGAGACTTTGCCTGCCAGACCACTGCGCACCACCGTGTCAAAGTCCGGGTGCTCGGCCTTAAACGTCTGCTCACGGATCATGAGATCCTGCTGAAAGCGTATCTGCTGCGCCTGCTGGCGTTCCTGCTGAAAACGCTGGTCTGCGGCATAATTCGCCGCGGCCTGGATAAACTCTTCGTGCCGCTCAAACTGCTCAGCCTGGGGTGGGCCGGTCGGTTGTGGCGCTGGCGCTGGCACGTCAGGAGCCGCCTCGGCAAACACGCGAGTCAGGGTATCAACCCGTGCTTCAAGCTGGGCCTGGCGCAGGGCATTCTGGTTGCGCTCCTCGCCCAGTTGCTTCTCTAAATCACGGCGCTTGGCGTTGAGCTGCTTGATACGGCGATTCACAAAGGGCACGGTGGCAGCGTCATCGGCCACGTCGGCGTCTTCCCCCTCCGCCTCTGGCGATGCTGCCAGGCTCGCCTCGGCAGGAGGGGGAGTGTCTACAGGTGGGGGTGCTGACTCCCCCTGCACACCGTCTGTACGGGACGGGGCAGTTTCAGCCGTCGCACCCGTTTCCGCCTGCGGTACCACAGGAGGACTGGCCGGCGCGTCACCAGGTTCCGGCATGGTGGTGTACGTGCCATCCTTGCCAAGTTCGATGACTTCTATGGGCATGGCGTACTACTCCTTCGGGGGCGGATCAACCACAACGCCATCATGGTCCGTGAGACTCAAGGCTTTCATGGCCCACATGGCACTTTCTTCGAGCGCCGTGAAGGCCAGGGACTTCTCACGACATTCGGGGATGCAGCCGTCAAGGAGCCCGGTGATGGCCTGAAACGACTCACGAACCCGCGTCATGATGGCCTGGACTTCCGATGATGGACGATGGTATGTAAAGGCAGTCAGTCGCGCCTCAAGTTGCTCAGACACTCGTCACCTCCTCCGCAGCAGGCACGCCATTCTGTTCACTCTGCTGCGCCTGCTGGCCATACTTAAGCTGCAATTCCAGCAGCGTCAATTCATTCTTCTGGCGGTTAATCTCGTAATCCCATTGCGACTTCTGCACGTCAATCTGGTTTTCTTGCGCCTTGTCAGCCATACGAGCCTGCATCGTGGCCACCTGTTGCTCAAGGAGCTTGACCTGCTGAGTAGCAACTTGTTCAGTCTGCTGGCTCTGTTGCAGCGCCTGCGTGGCCTGCTGCATCTGTTGCCCGAGCTGCTGAAGCTGGTTCTGCAACGCCGCAATGGCCGTCTGCGGATTCTTGTCCTTCGTGGCGTCCAGGGCTTCCGGCGGCACGACCGTTTTGAGGCGGGCCGCGATCTCCTCGGCGTAGGGAATATCCAGTTGCGCGACCCACAGGTCTGCCACGAGGGGCAGCATCTGCTCCGGCAAGACCCTCCCGAGCTCGCCTAAGCGCTCGGCCGCCATCTCCCGCTGCGTCGAGTACGCGGGGCCGCTGTCCACCGCCACGTCATAGGAGCCCTTGCTGAGCAGCCGCTGCTCCTCTTCCTGGGGCGCGTCCATCTGGTTCACGGGCGTCATCTGCACGCTGCCATCTTTCGCCACCTGGCGCAGCGTCGTCGGCCGGGCGTAGAGTTTGGGGAGGATATCGACGATCTGGAGCCCCACGGCCCGGATACTCCACGCCAAGTTGGCCGGAAAGTGAAACGTGCTCTGGTCGCCCTCGATCTTTTGCGAACGGATAGCCGTTCCCGAGCGCTCCTGTCCGGGCTCGCCCATGCTTGGCGCGTACATGCCTAATACTGCTCTCATGTCTTCTGCCGCTTGCTGACGTGCTAAAGTTAAGGCCTGTATGGCTGGCTCGACGCTCTGGCGCTGCGGGGGCGGAATGCCTGCAATGGGCTTGTAGGGCAGATACGGACGGTAGGGATCATTGGCGCGGTCCCAATACTCTTTGTACTCCGCGATCTGCTCCGCCGCGGCAATATACGGCGCTTTCGGCGCCAGCGCTAAGGCTTCCATCTCGGCGCAGAACGCGTAATCCCCAGCAAGTTGAGAAGTTTTCGTCTGTTGGATAATCCCAATACGTCTAGTGCGTCCATCCACGTCAAGACGATCACCTTCCACTCTTATCACAGGAATGTGCTTGCCCAACCACCTCGTTTTTGACAAAAGAGCTTGCCCGCATATCTTCGCCCACCAGACCGTGGGGATGCGCGTGGTCCGCTTGGGCCATGTTGGGTCAATATCCCCAATATCTTTACTCGGCACAACCGTACCATTCGGGAACTGGACCAGTTCTGTGTCTTCCCATGTCTTATAGAAGTAATCCGAGACCTGTACGCTGTCATCGTCATACCACACGTCATCACCCGTCCCCTGCCACTGTGATGCAGGCGCAGGCTCAACGCGGTATTGTGCCTGAAAGGTCATGCGGCTCATGCGCTCCACCACAAAACAGAATTCAGCATCGAGAGCCGCCGGATGCGTTGCATGCGGGTCCATGTAGACGGAAAACCGTGAGTACACCGGCAGAATTTTGATTTCCTGCTCAAAGGAATGCTCATCGACCCACGCAGTAACAATACGAAAATAGCCGGTCCCCTGACCCACAGCTTGATCCAAGGCAATCGTGTATGCCTGGTCCGCTTCGCTCGTTTGCTCTATTTCTCGAATTTTATTCTCTAAGACGTCAGCAACTTGCTTGGTTGCACCGCCATATTTCGGACGTACACGGATAGAGAGAGGATTCTTGCGGTATGAGTTGATCACTTGCTTGATAAACGCGGATTGCCTATCAACGCTCATCGTCGGGGTGGGATAGGCTTCCCCACCAGCTCCACGCATAGCCGCGATAGCGTGATCTCCAGTCCTGAACCGGAGTGCTTCTAGCTGGTCAATCCGTTCATCCTGCTCAAAAGTGCTGGCTTCTTTGAAACGTTCAAGAGCTGTCTGCAAAATATCTGCATCGTTTTGCGGATTGAGGGCGACACGATCAGCAGCTCGCAGGGCTGGGAGTGCGTGTGTCCGTGTGTCGGCCATCAGCGCACCCCCACTGAGCCAAAAGAAGCACTACCACGCAAAGGCCAGTTGCTCTGCGGGGACAGGAAAGATCTGGGCGTCCAGACGTTTGCGCGCCTGATATTTTCGTGCTCGCAGATTGCTACACTGGCGGCACTTGCGACGCTTGCTGTTTTTGTCGTAGGTCGTATTCGCTTCGTCAAACGGATGTCCACGCAGGCAGAACGGCTTGTGTCGATCCAGTGGTATCCGCACGGCTTTCTGTGCTGCACGTCTGCGCCTATCGTGCAATGTCCTACAGGCACGGCATGATCGCCCAACCGGCACACCATGCCTGACGACAATGCACGTATTTGCTGCATCGAAGACATGCCCACGTTTACAGGCATCTTTGCGCTTGTTCTCGGCGGATACGCTAACGCCCCGCAAGGTATTCTCGCCTGGCGTGACCGCTTCGAGATGATCAGGTCGCACACAATTTCTGACCCGGCAAAGGTGATCAACGACATATCCTTCAGGAATCGGCCCAACGTGTATTTCATAGGACAGGCGATGTGTCATCACACTACCGGCCTTGCCCGACACCAGCACGCCGTAGCCTGTGCCCGTCACGACGCTGCCAGTCCACAACCAGCACCCGGCCTCGCTCTTCTGGGTATAGCGCCAGAAGCGAATCAGAAGCCGACAGGTCAATGAACACCCGCATTCATTGCCTGGCTTGTGGAACAGCGCTCCACACCAAGAACAAACAGACTGTTTCCGTGGTCGTGGTACAATGAAATCAGCCATGGTAGCGACTCCTAGACAGTTGCTCATGTGGTTAGAGTGTGCGCTAGGCCCCAAACCTACGCACACTCGCTAATTATACCACTTTCCCCTAGTACAATCTCCTATTTCTACCGCTCCCCCTCTGGCGCATACGGCCCATGCCGCGAGGTCCACGGCTTGCCACACCAGCAGCAGACCTGCCCGACGACAGGGATATGGTGCCAGCAATGGTCACACGCCGCCCGCACGGCATCAGGCACGGCAGGCTTCTGGGGCGCCAGGTTCTTTGCCTCGAACAGGGCGCGCACTTCATCATGCGTGAGCAGACGGTTCGCCTTCGCCATCAGTAGCTACTCCGGCTCGCTTTCTTGGGCACCTTGGCGCCCTTGTCCCTCGCCTTGCTCAGCCCTATCGCCACCTTCTGCTTGCGCGTCGCCTCGGCAGACTGCCCGGGCTTGACGGTCGAGGGCGGCGAGGTAAACACCTCATCCATGGCTTCCTTGACAATCTGCTTACTTGTCTTCTTCTCTGGCATACGTCCTCCTACCGTCTCCCGAGCACGGTGCCCCGCTGCCACGGGGGGCCTGCGGGGATAGTCGGCGGCCCGAGCGCCGGCGTGCTCTCCTGCCATCCCACGGCGAAACAGCCCAGGGCATCAGCCCCATGCGAAGCCCAGCTATGTTCTGGGTGCTCGGCCCAGGTCTTTTGCGTCTCGTTCCAGGCCCGCCGGTACGCTTTGAGCGCTTCAATGCCCTGATAGCACTTGTCTTTGTCAAATACAAAGCGCGGAAACATGGTTCGCATGGCCTGGATACGATCAGCAATATGGCCACGCGGCACCACCACAGCCGGCTTGAGCCCGAGGCTCTCGGCAATGCCTAGCCTGGTCCTGCCGTCACTGCTAAAGTCTCGTGACTCAATATCGTGTGGGAAAAAGTGGCGGCCGTACACGTAGGGCTTGCCTTGGAGCACCTTGGCGTACCACTCGATGCCGTGGTCGGATGCCTCCAGATAGTCAATCACGTGCAGCATGCGGCCCACGGCCTGCACAAACCAGATGGCGGTGGCATCGCCCACGCCCAGATCCCAGGCCGTGTGCACCGGCAGGCTGGCATCCCAGGGCACGCGGGCAATACGCTGTTCACTGGCAGCTGTCTCCAGATAACTGCCGTAGTAGGAGCCGATCAGGGCGCTCTCAAAACTGCACATAAATTCTTGTAAAAATTGCTCGGGCGCCATCGTATTACGGGCACTCTCCAGCTCTTCCTCTGGCAGCACCTGCGTATCGTCCACGGTGTACAGCGCGCGGTGCCAGGTCGCATCATGCTCGGCGGCCTGGTATAAGTCATAGAAATGGTTCTTGCCCATCGGCGTACCAATAAACGTCGCCCAGCCCTCGCGGTCAGCCAGGGCCGGCCTGACCACTTCACTCCAGATCCGCGGGCGCATCTGGGCGTACTCATCGAACACCGCGCCATCGAGGTAGAGGCCGCGTAGGGCGTCGGGATTGTCGGCGCCGAATATCTGGATACGCCGATCACCCGTGAGATCGACGCGCAACTCGGCTTCGTTGATCTTGGTGCCGGGAAGCTGGCGTGTCAGGTGCTTGAGAAGGTCCCAGGCAATCACCTTGCCCTGGCGGTAGAGGGGCGCCAGGTAGCCGTAGCGGGGCCTGGGGCGGGTATTGGAATAGGCGTCGGCGATGAGCTGGTAGAGGGCGAGCACGGTTTTGCCGAATCTCCGGTGGCAGACCCAGACGTTAAAGCGCTGGCGCGCGTCGTAGAGACAGCGCTGGTGCTCCCGCAAGGGTGGGAAGTTGACCACGAGCGGCTTAGAAGCTTGTGGACGTCGGGGCTGAGTTGCTGTCGCCACACTGTTATCCTAGCATAGGGTACAAAATACTAGGTATACTTATCATGAGCTACAGACACTCCCTCTGGGGAGCACCAGTTCAGGCTCATGTTCCCTGATAAGTTGATCTGGGTGGTTGCGAGCACTCAAGACGTTTGCCTCGCGTAAAAGATCAAAACGTTTCCCGATGCTTGGAAAGTCTCGGGCGTAATGCTTGAGACCCGGGCATCTGGCAGTATGCCTATGGTTGCGGGTCGTGCTTCTCCGGTGCTGGCATCGGGGTGGCGCGATGCCAGCGACAAGCTGCCTGCGTGCTTGAGTAGGCAGGACTGCCGGGCTTGCCGAAGGCATGCCAAACCACCAATCCTAAAAAGTGATGGTCACAGAACGCGGCGTCTCCCCTTCCCCCTCAATCACAACATCAACGGGCTTGCCGAAAGCGTAGCTGAGGAGCGTTTGCACGAGCACGGCGGGCATCTCGCCATCCTGCGCTTGCTTCAGGAGTTGGGCGCGTACCGCCGTATCCTCGACGATAGCGCGGGCGAAGGCTTCCCCGTCAAGCGTGCGCTTGTTGCGGCTGCCTTTGGGGCGTCCAGCGCCAGGATTCGGGCCGCCCTTGCCAGCCATAAATATCCATCAATTGTTTATTGAGGCATCTCCACCCTGCGTGCCGGGGTAAGGGACACGCAGAGCAGGCGCATGTAAGACCACTCATATCCCTGGGAGTCATAACAGGAAGACTTCTCTAGTGGAGAGAAGAAGGCTGGGGTAGAACGCAGCTCTCCCCTCCCAAAGTAAGTAAAATAGACATATTACTTACTAGGCTAGAGAGTCTTACTGCGTGGTGAGAGCGTATTTTATGACCGCGCGCGTGTCAACAAAAAATCGTTGCCTGCCTCGCGTGGCCTGCCGTCCCCCTCTCTGTGGTGTGTGTATGCGGGCGAGCGTAGCACGGGGCGCGGGGCGTGTCTACGGCGTGTGCGCCTGGCAGATCCAGGCCACCGCCTCGCGCTCGTCGGCGTGCTTGCTGGCATCGTTAGTGGGCCAGACCCAAATGGTCGGCTCGTGGTCGAAGTCTATGTCGCTAAAAACCGCCTCGGGATAGCGGGCGACCAGGACAGTCATGGCGTCCTGGAGGGTGGGGTGGGTGGCCTCACCGTAGTCGTGGTCGGTGACGTGCACGGTGGTGTCAGGCGTCATGGGGCACCTCCTGCGTGGCCTGGTGCACCTCGTCCCACCCGAGAATGTCATTGGGTGTCACGCCAAAGGCTCGCGCCAGGGCCATCACGGTCTCGACGCTAATATGCGTCCTCTCCCCCGCCAGGACCTTGTAGAGATGCTGGTAATGCAGCTCACTGCGCCTAGCTAACTCGGTTTTTGTCCAGCCCTTCGCACGTCGCAAATCATCCACACGGGTAGCAATATTTGTCATGCCAACCTCCTTCTTATCTATATTATAAGATATTTTTTCTTTTTTGGCAAAAAAGAGGATAGAAGGAGTTGACAGTCTTTACCCGAATGGGTATATTTAGAGTGTAGACAGCATGGCGCGCTGGCCACCACCGCAAAATGTTAACCAGCGCGCCACACCAACCCCAACCCCGCGAGGAGTCAGGATCATGAACACTGTAGAGTACACCGAAAAGTTACGCCAGGCCCTCCAGTTCGACACCACCCTGCGCCAGTTAGCGGCCCAGGCGACCACCCGCTACGCCGGCGAGAAAGCCCGCATCGACAGGGGCCTTGTCCTGGCCCTCAACGGCCATGTCACCGTCAACGCCGATGGCAGTGCCGATGTCCTCAGCGGCTCTGGAGCCGAGGTGGCCTACCATGTCGCGCACGGCACCTGCGATTGCCCGGACTTCGAACGTGCGCCTGATGGCAGATGTAAACACAGATTCAGTGTATGTCTCGTCAAAAAAGCCCTCAAAGCCATGGCACACTACACGACGACAACCCCGAGCCAAGGCTTAGTCCTCGGAGGCAATCGCGCTATCGCAGATACGAAGCGCGCCGAAGAAGAAGCAGCCGGCGGGCTGGTCGCCTGCATCTGCAAACACAACGGCGCACGCCACAACTAACAACCACCGGGGCCGCAAGGCCCCACAAGGAGACGAACCATGTGGAACAAAGACGAGTTGAGCCCTGACGAACTGGACAGACTGATGCAAGACGCCGCTGATGACGCAGACGCCGAGCGTGCGTACCAGGAGATGATGGACCAGGAAGCCTGGTGGGCCGAGCAAGCGGCCGCCGATGCCGATGCCGACGCCGCCTACGAGGACCTGGACGAGCGCGAGGCGGTGGATACGGACCTCTTTTAACCCCAACTTCCCCCTCCCCGGTGCTTCCCCGGTGCTTCCCACCAGCCTGGGAAGCACCACCTCCATCGCCCTAACACATTGACTTTCCTAGTACCCCCTGGGTGACTCGAACACCCGACCCTCGGATTAGAAGTCCGATTGACGCTATATCTCTCCTAGTCTCCCTTGAACCCTATATGTCTCTAAACTACGGTACAATATGCCTCTTGACCATCCCTGTATATCTCTGT